AAACTTCATTTCACCTGCAAGTTCTGGGATTGCTTTCATGGCATGTCTTATTGCCTTTTTTTCTAATGCTTTCTTTTGTTCTGGATCGGTTACTCTACCCGATTCACGATAAGCTGATCTAGCTTCAAATTCTTCTTCACCTATAAATCCAGTCATTCTTAATACTTCATCTTTTATTGTATTAAACCAATATGGAAGTTCTAATAGAACACCAGCAAAACTATCTAGGGATTTAAATAAAATAGTAAATATGTTTTCATAATCTGCTTTTAAGACTCCTCCTTGAAATGCTTCACCTAATTCTTGCAATATACCTTTTTTACCATCATCTTCTCCAAAAAGTACAGCCATTAATTTATTAAAGTTTTTAAACTCCATATCTTCCCAAGCAGATGAAAATCCACTTCCTACTCTACCCATAAACCCGAACAAACCTTTTCCACTTCTCTTTGTCGTTCCTTGTCCGGTATATTCTTTTTCTCCCCAAAATAAAGTCGCAACAAATTCTGAGGCACCTTTTATACCAGCTCCTAAATTTTTCAGCATATTACGAATGGAACCTGGTGTTTGTTCATCTCCCATAAAAAATGTGGCAGTTCCCCCTTTAATGCCCTCTGAAATTTCTTTACCGGTTATTTCTGGTAAAAAGGGTTCAATAATGTCTGTATAAAACTGTTTTATTGCGGGGTTTATGTGCATGGTCCACGATTTTATAATTTTATCAAAATAACTTCCTTCTTTAAAGAAATCACTTAAAATGTCTATAAGACCACCTTCTCCCATGAGACCCCCCACTCTCACCATCACCCGCTCTCCCTCACGCTCTCGTTCGCCTCGCGCTCTCATTTCTTTTGTACCAAGTATCATGTTTTCTATTATACTAAAAAAACCACCTTTTTCAAACATACCTCTAATGGTTTCATCAATAAAACCTAAATGAGTATCAAATTGAGACATGAAACTTTGAATGGTATCACCAATACCAAGCCCCATATATTTGTCTTTAAGATTACTTTGAAATCCCATAGAATGCATAAAACTATCAATAAGACCAGCAATTCCACCAATAGCTTGATCAAATCCAAATCCCATTCTGTGGCTCAATTTAATATCTTCTTTATTAATTCCAAAATGCGCCATTAATTGTTCTTCGGGTTTGCCAGAATAAGATTTTAATATATTATAACCTAAAAAACCTATTGCAGCTAAACCAATTCCCATAGGACCTAGTAACATGCCTATACCAGCAAGTAGTGGTCCTCCTAAGGCTCCAAGCATTTTCATGGCGCCCCCTAACATATAACCCGTACCTCTACCTATTCCCTTTAAGGCTCCAGCAAAGCCCGCAAACCCTAAAGAAATAGATTTTGTCATTAAACCAAAGAATGCTTTTGTTGTAGTACCTAGGATAGAATTTTTTAACCATCGAGTTGTTTCACGGATTCCTTCAATTGCTTTAAAGGGGGCCTTTACTGCGGCCATCCCCATTTTCTTGGGATCTTTAAAGCCTCTTAATAGACGCTCTCTCCTCATTTCAATCGCCAATCTCTCTGTTGCCTCTTTTTTAACGGCAGCAGTTTTACGCATTTCTTTTGTTTCTGCCAGCTCGTCTTTGTTGAGGCGCAAACTTTCAGTAGAAAGTGCTGCAATGTCTTTTAAAAATGTTGTTACTTCTCCTGCTTTAGCCATATTTTACCTATTCTTAGCATCTAATTGTTGTTGTTTTTGGCGCTCTTCTTCTTCTTTTATATGGTTCACTAATAATGTTGCATAAATTTCTCTTTCGAAGGGCAGCATATCCTCCAGTTCAGTCAGGCTCCATTTATGATGTTGAATCAATCCAAAATTAGTTTTGTAATGATTTTCAAGGGTGTCATGACTCAGGCCTATTCGAAAAAATCTTGTATATTTGTAATAGTGACTTTTTCTCTTTGATTACATTCAGTACATTCATATTCTGTTTCATAACGAATTTTTGGCATAGTTTCAAAAAAGTTTCTTATTTTGACAAATTGATCTGTATTTAATGATTCCAAAAATGTTTCCATTTCCTTTTTAGAATAATCTTTAGGATAATGAACTTCATCACCTTCATAAATCATTTCAATACATCCACGAATAACATCAAATAGGGTTTCAACTTCTGTTTCGGCTGCTCTCACTTTTTCCATCATTCCAATCTGTGGATATCTCATTACAAGCCCTATATCATCCGTTAATTTTACTTTAGTATCATGCCCTTCTGTGCGTGATACTTCAACCTTATCTAGATTGACTTCAATTTCTTCAAAATGTTCACATTTTTCATTTGAAGAGTTTGTTGCTCCTGGATGACCATATTTTAGTTTAACAATTTCTCCTACAGATTTGGCTCTCAGTTTCATAAAAATATATTCAATATCGAAAAGAGGCATCTTATCAATATCAAGCTTAGTTTCAACACAATTTTTAACGATTTCTTTCATCGCATCAATTATGGTTTTTTCTTCATTACTTTCTTGAGCCATTAAAAGAACTTTTTCTTCTTTGACTAAAAAAGGTCGATATTTCACTACCTCATTGGTAGATGGTATATTCAATTCATGTTTTGGTACAGCTAATATTGGTAAAGCCATAATTTTCCTTTCAATTCAATTATTTTTATATAAAGTTATATCCCAAACTGATCTCTGCTGCCTTGGTTAGAACTACGTCCACATGTCTCCTTCGAAATTACGTAAACAAATCGTCATTATCTGCATCGGTCGAACTGACTTTGACTCCATTAAATCTTCCTGATATTTCTTTTTGAAAATCGTCTTTCCATCTACGATATGCCATGGTCACGGTTAATCTAGGGTATTCATTTGTAGCGCCCCAATCAAGGGCTATTGCGCCAATATTTAATGGCCATGCCTCAATTAATGTACATTGATAAACCGGCTTATTAGTTACATCAAATTGGGTAACGGTTACATTGGTTGTAAAATTGTTATAATATTCAAAATCAAATGTATCTGGATCTTGAATAGAATCCATCCATGAATCGAAAAATTTCTTTTCTGGCATATGTCTAGTTCCCATGAATGTAAAAGCGGCGTCTGTAAAAAATTGTGAATATGGGCGCTTTCGTATTGGACCATAGGTTCTTTCCTCTGATGTAGCAAAGGCTTTCCCCGGAAGTTCTGCTGTAAGACATGTTACTTTAAAAATACTATCTGCCAAAGTACCCGCCTTAGTTGGAGTTACTTTCCGTTGCCATACCCTAGAGTTATCTCCCGAATAGGGAATTGATATCTCAAACCTATGGGATACGGCCGGACCTCCCAATTTACTTATGTTTGCTTTAAATGATGATAGATCCATTTGTTGTTTCCTTAAAATTGTTTAGAACTTTTTGCCCAAACGGCTTGTTTTGATTCTTTCTTAAATCTTTCAACGGGTAAGAAAATGGCTACTTCCCATTCATCAGCATCTATATTGACTAATTGTGAACGAACATGCCCAAAAAGATATCTTTTAATACATGGTTTTGCGTGTTTATATTTTGTAAACTCATTTAATGTACTGTATGAAATACGTAATTTTGTCGAAGCATCATATTTTTTATTTGACGCAAGACTGTTTAATTTATCCATTAATACGGCACGATAGAATGGTGAAATATAATGTAGATTGATGCCCAAAAACCCATCTGAATATGATTCTATTGGAAATATTAATGGAAAATTATCATAATGTGGAAGTGTCAATTTATGTTTAGGATCATAATAAAATCCATACATTTTTCCTATTACATTACTACTTTTCGCTGTCGTATCTCTTTCTTGAAAAAGTTTGTCAGGTGTTACTGATTGAAATTGGGCTCTGGCGGCTCCTCGAATAAGCCTAGCCTTACTTTTAAACCAATCAGCTGCTTCTCGCGCCCTTATGGTTGTTTGTCTTCTATTGATTGAATCTTTAAGTTTGTCGAGTAAACTGGCCATAATGCAAATATTTATAACAGATCGTCTTCAGTTATTATTTTAAACTTCCATCCTCGGTCAATACAATATTCTTTAGCGGAATTCCATTTTGCTTCATTAATTCCATATGTATATACTTCTTTTAGATATCTATTTGTTGTTTTTTTCTTTTTTTTGGGCGGTTTTGTTTGTGCTTTGGGTTTAACTTCTACGAGAGTACACCCATTTTCTGTTTTAACCCAAAAATCAGGAAAATATCGATGCATTTTTCTATCAATAGGTGATCTATAAGGTATGATTATTTCTTCACTAGACCATTTTAAAATACTATCTTGAGTATCACAATAAACCATGAACTTTCTTTCCCATAATGATCGATATATAACTGATGTTGGGTTTCCTTTGTATTTTTCTATGTTTAAGACTCTATATTTTCCTTTATATGCCATGCAATCCTTTGACTAAATAATATAAGTATATAGTTTATTTAGGGAGAGTAAATGTATCCAACAGTTAAAATGGCGAGAACTTCGTTACATGGAAATACCAAAATGGGAGCGGCAAAGCCGGCCTTGATATTTCCAAATACACTTGAAAGTGGTAAAGGAGATGGAACGTCTTTTATGATATTTTCTATTAAAGATTATTCAGAAGGGGTGGAAAAACCTATAGGAGTACAAGATGTTGTTATGTATATTCCTACAGGCGCATTAAAAACATCATATGGCGCAGATTGGTCACAACGTTCTTTTGGTATTGGTGGACAAATAGGTGCTGAGCTTACCGGAGCAGGTGAGAAAGACGGCGCATCTGGTCTTATACAAAAAATTAAAAATGGCGTGGACTCCTTGTCTGAGTTTGATACTCAACAATTTGGTATAATGCTGGCAGCAAAAAATGCTGTTATTCCCGGATTAACTTCAGATATACAACAATCAATTGCTAGTCATGTAACAAGAAAAGTTGCTGATCCAT